TCTGCATATGAGGCACTTACTTGAGGTGCACTATTTTCAGCATAAGAAGCAGTTACTGCATAAGAAGCAGAAATAACTCCTGTTACTTGTGATCCATCACCAAAGAATTGTCCTGCAGTTATGTTGCCAGCTTGTAAGTTATTAGTAAATGGGTTATATTTTAGATCTGAATCACCATAAAGCTGTACATCTCCACTAGTATTACCTGCAAAAGTAATATATCTATCTGCATTTACTGCATTTGGTGTGATTGCAATGTTATCTGCATTAGTAGCATCTGTTGCACTATCTGCTGTTGTTGCATTGTCTGCCTGTATGGCATGTGATGCTGAAGTAGCTGTATTAGCATTTATTGCCGTATCTGCATTTAAAGCATGTGAAGCACTGGTTGCTGTATCTGCAGAGTCTGCATTACCTTGTAAGTCTCCTTTAAATCCATTAGAAGCTGTTACTGCTCCTGCTGCTACAACTATTTTACCAGCTAAAAGAGTAACGTCTCCTGTTGTAGCGAAAACAGCGGCATTGCCAAGTCCTGCATCAATAGTTTGAACACCAGTAAATGTATTTGAACCAGTGGTTGCAAATGATGCTGCATCTTTATTATCTAACAAACCTGCATTAGCAGCATATGAAGCTGTATCGGCATTTACTGCATGAGAAGAAGATAAGGCAAAGTCAGCATATGATGCACTTGCTTGTGGTACACTGTTTAATGCATAAGAAGCTGTGGTGGCTGTATCTGCATTACCTTGTAAACTACCTGTAAACCCTCCAGTGGCACTCTGTCCTCCAGTAAAGGTATTTGAACCTGTAGTTGCAAAAACACTACTGTCTTTACCGTCTAATAAATCTGCATTTAATGCAAGACCAGCTACATCAGCATAAGAAGAAGTAATTTCTGTTTCTGCTAATAGTGCATAAGAAGCAGTTACTGCGTAAGAAGCTGTTACGTTTAAATCTGTTATAGTATTACCTAAACCATTTACAGGTATACTACCAGATATCTGCATCAGCTGTTGAAAGCTTTCAGATATGTATTGGTTGGTTAAGTTAAAATCTGCGGCCATATTTACTGGGGGTATTGTTTATATCGTCTATCATAGGTTCTTATACCGTACTTTCGTGCAAAGTCTAAATAGTATCCACCTTTCATTACAAATGGATTTTTGTATTTGGAAGCGTAGTCAGGTTCTTGTTCATATAATTTATCTCCTTGTTCTAATTCTGGGAATAAATTACTTTCTTCTAGTATATAGTTTGTTAAACGTTGAGCGTAGTACTCCATTTTATTTCTTACACTCTGTCTTTTCATATCATACAGGTCCTTATCTACAGGGTCACTGTTCTCACCACCATTTGGTCTAAGTAAACCATTATTACGTGGTCTTAAATATATTTCTTCTAACGTTTCATAGTATGTAGAGTAAAGTAAAAAATCTTGTATATAATTATCTACTAAACCTTTATAATTACCTGTTAGAGACGATGAGTCAACGTCAGATAAAAGTTTATTGTATAAAACAGTACCGATTATATTTTGCAACCAGTAATCTTGTGCCGTTCTTATACAATTTTTAATTAACTCTGTATCTACTGAATTGTTTAGGCTTGTAAAAGCTCTTACTTTTGCTTCGGATATTAAAAATGTTGTTGTCATTATGCTATCAATTCAGGTTGTTCATTGGTTACTTCGTTTTCTTCTTCAGTAGTTGTTTCATCACTTACTATTACTTCTTCTTCTTGTACTCCATCTTCTAGTAGTCTTTTTTGTTCAACCCCTAATACAATATCAGGATACATAAAAGACATTATACCTTCCAAACAAGTAAGTAACTGTTGCTGGAAAGGTTGAATGACAAGGTTTAAAAATAGTAAATGAGCATCTAACAACTCTGTTCTACCGCCTAATTGACCTTCAGTTTTAATTCCTAATAACATAGGTGAGGTAATTCTATGAGCGGTTAATATTTTTTGTAATACTAAATCATTAATTGTGGTATAGTATCCGTCGGCCCCATTCTGAGGTATTGGTGTAATAACTGGTGCTACTTCTTTATCTGGTACGTCCATGTAAATTAAGCTACCAGCATTATTAGTACCCCCATAATTTGCATTTAACTGATTTTCTATTTCTCTTAACTGGTCATCTGAACCATTAGTAAATGTTGTAATAGAAAGAGATGGTGCTAGACCATTTTTTATATTATTGGTATGAAAATCATCTATAGAAGTATCTAGTTCTATAATTCTTAAAGCAGCTACATAATCTGGTAAAGGGTAATATTCTTGTCCAGGTCTATAGTCTCTATGTACATATATCTGTCTAGGTTCCTCTAATGCTTTTTCTGGATTATAAACTGGTAGGTATTCTACATCTTGATCTTCATAAATGTTATTAGTAAACCTTGCTTTTTGATCCCATTTAGTAGAAATAAAGTACCCTGGTATATGTCCTTTGTGATCTTTTTCTTCTGCTCTTAAGTATGAAAAGTCTACGTGATAGGCTTCTAATCTTTGTCTATCATTAGAATAAATTATTTCATATGCAAAAGACCCATGTAACTTATAGTCCATTGCTGCTTTAGCAAATAAGTCATTCCAGCTTTCACCATGACTGTTTGCTCTTTTTATGTACATTTCATCATTGGCTGTTAAGCCTTCACCAATGATTCCTTCTACAATTGCATTTATACAAGCAGCATTAACAGAGGATTTATTGTACATCTCTATAATATGCTGAGGAAATAAGTTATCAACTCCGTTCTTAACGAACTTAGTCTCTTTTTTATCTTCTTGATAATTAAACTTTCTCAGTTTACTATTATCTAAGGTTTTGAATGTAAATTTTTTCTCTGCCATTACCCTGTGTAATAAGTTATATATGCACCATCTTCATTATTTGTGGTGTAATTGTTGAACTCTGGATCGTTAGTACCAAAAACAAAAGCTCTTCCACTATCAATAGGTAAGTTACCACCAGATTGTTCACCTCCCCATGTACCATCGCCATACCCATAAGTAAAGTTGGCATCTATCCATTTATAAGCAGTATCAATATCTTCAAATAACGTATAAGAGTATTGACCTGATGCTGAAGGAAATGTTCCTCCATAATATTGTAATACTAAGTATTCTGATAACTTAGTAGGGTTGTTTATTTTATACACCGAAAACGACCCAGAACTTAAATCTAAATCGTCTACTAATTGCATCGAGTATTCTTTTGATACTGAACCTGTAGTGCTACTTCCACTTTCAGGCCAAACAACAAAACTACCTGTTTGTAAGTTGGTGTAAAAATTTATCATAATTTATAATATAGGAAAAAAGGGACTGATCTCATAACCAATCCCTTGCTTTTTCCGTTATATTTAGCTAACTGTTATTCCAGTTAAAGCGTCAGTTAAGTTACCTGAAGTGGTAATCTCTTCTGATGGATAAGGTTCCTGTGCTTCGAATGTTAACGCATATTGGTTAGCATCTCCTAAAGCTGTTCCTGTTGTCCCGCTTCCTCCAGTAAGTGTAGCTCCGCGATAGCGACCTACATAAAAGAATTGACCTACGTTATCGTCGCTCCCGTTTTCCGTTTCTACAACGATTTTAAGAGCTGGATTTTGTGCCAATACTTTTACTTGATTTCTAATAGAAGCTTGTAACTTATGAAGGGCAATGTTTACTACTTGTGAATAGAATACTGTTCCATTCTCAAGACTAGGTGTTGGAGTTTCAGTAAAGTCGCCTACGTTTCTTGGAAGTTCAAATTTGTAAAACACCCCTGAACCGTCAATGTCTGAAATAGCTCCTGATGAAGCTGTTACTGTACTAACTGATCCTGCTAGGATGTATACATTTTTGATGCCTCCAATATTATCGCGGCAGGCTAAACTAAACCCACTTGTAATATCACATGCCATAGTATAAGTATTAAAAAGTTAATAAAAGGGCGGCCTAAACCGCCCATTATTGTTTGCTTCTATTAAGCTTGGTCGTTAGATACGAAATATGAAGGATGGCCAATTTGCACTCCTAATTTATTACGTAATCTATATTTAAGTGCATCGCTGTTGATGTCATACCACATGCTAAAGTTAGTTGTATCAGAAGTTAAGTCTGTACCAACTACCATGTCAGATGCAGGTCCGATAATTACTCTTTCAGAAGCTCTTAAACTATAAGTACCGATAATTTTAATGTTAGGGTATCCAGGTAGTGGAACTTCGTAGAAACCTCCTCTTGACTGTACTGTTGTAGGGTCGAAGTGGAATAGGTTTTGAGTAGTTAATCCGTGAATTATTCTTTGGAATACTGAAGTACCACACCATACAGTAAGGTCTGATGCATCTAGTACGTTTACATCAACTGATTCTAACATTTTAGAAATCTGAGCATATGCTGTAGCTGCTGCAATAGCATCTGCACCAATTCCAGTTGCGATGTTTACTCCTGAAGTAGATCCAGAGATAAGTGTCTTAAATCCATTAGCATTAGGTGTTACTGTAGATCCAGCAAAAGTAGATCCTGATACTGCAT